TGATGAGCAGGTACCTGGTACCGGACAGCGTTTGTTCATGCAACCCATGGAGTTTCTTTGCCACTTCCCCAATCTTTGTCCTTGCAGCCGCATAGCTTTTGTTGCGTACCCGTACCTGCAAGCCGGGGTATTCACCGGGCCAGTGCAAGTCTGGGGGGCTACCGGCATACTCAAACAGTGCTATACAGTTATCCGGCTGGTCCGGCATCAATCCTAAAAAAATATCGGTCCCAACTGTACCGATACTCTTTGTAGCCAAATATGCGCCTATTTCTCTTAACACATCGGCATCACCTCACTTTGCTTTTTGGAGGGCTTTTTTTATTTGCTTTTCAGCGTATTTAAGCACCTTGTCCTTGTTTGCATTAAATGGTGTCTCAAGATATTTTGCCTTGCCCCCACGAGGATGCTCATAGTCTAGTTCTTCATGTTGCCGCCTTGCGTAAGGGGTATTGAAGCTGATGTAAACCGCCTTTTCTTTGCCTTCCGGATCGGGAAAAGCATTCCTCATGTCGCTCCCGGATTCAGCAGCTTCATACACCTGCGCCCCGTCCGGCAGCGCCCCGACGGTTACGGTACCGCTGCGGCGTAAAGTCCCGGTATCAATCGGCGTTTCGTCTATGGCCTCCGTGAGTATGGCCTCTGCTCCGGTTCTAAGCGCCTTCAGTGCCGCATCCTCTGCAATCTTGACGGCTTCTTTAATGCGCCATTTGTTCTTTGCCATCAGACCGCACACTCCCTATGATTTTCTTTTCCGTCCAAACCCGGAACCGTAGATACAGCAATAACCGGCCACTCCCTGCCGGCATACTCCAGCTTATCTCCTGGTTTCACAGGATCAGTACAAAACACCCTTGCTTCAGAAACAACTTCCCGGCCTTCGTTGTCCCTTACCAGCCTCCGTTTCCCCTCCCAGCGTACCTTGATTGTCTTGCTGCTTGTTATTGGCTCTCCATATTCATTCTGCCCTGTGGCATAGTGCCAGGTTGCGGTTTGATTGAGGTAGTCATTTATCATGTTATGAATACACCACCTAACAACCACGGCTGGAGCAATTCCTTTGCCTCCTGGCTTAATAGTCCCTTCCCGGCACCTGCGGCATATGTTTCGCTCATATTGCCTAGGCTAAAGGACTGTACGCCTTCCTGCTGCAGCTTGCGGCGCTGGCTGCCACCACGCTCGAGGAGCGCAAGCGCTTCCTCGCAACAGGCATCTTTCACGGCCTGGGGCACCGCTGTGTCCGGGTAGCGTGGAAAAGCCCGGTCTTGGCCAGCGTCAGTCTTGCGGCCTCGGAGAATCTGCCGGTCTATGGCGCGAGTAGCCATGACCAACGCTTTTTGCTTGTCGGCGTCGGCGGCCTGGGTCCAAACCTCAGAGTGTAACCGAGACGCAAAATAGGTAGCAGCCTCCTCGACTGTGACATATGCGGTTACGGCCATTGCTACTCACCGCCTTCGCCCTTAACCTCGTCGTCTGCCTTTTGGTCTTTGGTTGCCTGCTTCTTGGTCCTTGTCTTCTTTGCTGCCTCCGCTTTGTCTGCTGCCTCGGCCTCAGCCTTGGCTCTCTCTGCCGCCTCGGCCTCAGCCTTGGCCCTCTCGTCCGCTAATCTCCTGTGCCGATTAAACGCGGTTACGTTGCTAAACACTGTCTCCATCTATCTCACCTACTCGCCCTGGGCCGCCAGAACGGCAGCGTCGAACGCGGTCTTGATGGCAGCCTTGTCAGCGTACGGCTGACCTGTGACCATGGCCGTATGGACCACGCCCTTCTTGGCTTCTTCCAGCGCGGCGTAGTCGGTCAGATCAAGACCGAGCGCTGCGGCATAAGTTGTGATAGTTGCCCCCATCGTCTCAGCGGTTGCGGCATTGACGGCAGCGATGGCCTGGGCCGCCAGAACGGCAGCGTCGAACGCGGTCTTGATGGCAGCCTTGTCAGCGTACGGCTGACCTGTGACCATGGCCGTATGGACCACGCCCTTCTTGGCTTCTTCCAGCGCGGCGTAGTCGGTCAGATCAAGACCGAGCGCTGCGGCATAAGTTGTGATAGTTGCCCCCATCGTCTCAGCGGTTGCGGCATTGACGGCAGCGATGGCCTGGGCCTCAAACAATGGAGCAACGGCAGCGTCGAAGGCGGTCTTGACCTTCGTTTCATCGTCGTAAGGCAGCCCGGCGAATACCGTATCGTGAACGGATTCTTGGTTCGCCTCGCTCAGCAGATTATAGTCATCGAGGTCCAAGGTGAGGAGTAGCGCATTGTCTACGAGCACATCTCCGAGAATATCAGCAGTCTCGGAGATGTTCACCTTATCAATGGCTGCTTCGATAGAGGCGCGCAGGGCCACCGCCGGGTCGAATACCGAGGCCAGCAGTTTCTGGTCATCGAAACCATCGGCGCCGATTATCGTAAAAAGGGCGGCGTCAACCGCCGAAGTGCTGCGCAGGCCATTGTAGCCCGCCATGTCGAGATCGAGTTTCTTGCCATGCGTGGCCAGAACGCCGGGAACCTTGTTGGCGGCCGTGGCCGCGTTTATTGCCGCTAACCCATCGTGCCAGCGCCTGGTGCGCTGATGGGCAGTAATATCTTTCTTGGGCATTTCTCTACCCCCTTAAATGAGAGGGGCGAGCCGCAAAGCCCGCCCCTCCAAAAGATTGCCTATATTCATTTGTCCTTCTGGAGTTTGTGGATGAACGCTACCATCCGAATTGCCTTGGCCTCGTAAACCCGGGTCCAGTTCAGAGCGCCTGCCAGCTCAGCGTTGCTGGGAGACACGCCCGCGGGCACACCCGCAGCGGGAGTCCATCTAACGCCACGCGGATGGAGGATGAGGGTCTTCCTATTGACCAAGAAGTCCTCACCCGCCAGGGCGTCTCGCGCGACTTCGGTAGGTACGAACGAGACAGGGTTGCCATTTCCGAGCGCGATGGCGCCGGGGCCGAACAGATACGTAGTGTAGTTGGCGTTGACCGCGTCAACAGGGCAGCCGTCATCGACGATTACCCTTTTACCGAGGAACGTCTTGACTTCGACGCTGCCTTCGGAGGGTTTGACCGTCTGGATCAGGTCCTGCTTCGCTAGACTCGCCTCGGTGGCCGAGTGCATGAGCACGCCGGTGATGGCTTCCTTGGCGTCGCCGAGCCGCTGGGCCGCGTCGACAAATGTCGAAGCCGAGATGGTTGCCTTGTTGCCCGCAGCAGCCGTGATGTCGAGCACGTTGCCAGCCATGGTCGCAGCGCCGAACACTCCACCGAGTTCCGAAAGCAGGATAGCCTGCAGCCTGCGAGCCCAGTAGGCCGCCACAAGGTCTCCGATGGCGCGCATCGGGTCGTCTCCCGCGAGGTTGCCCGCTAGGTCGTTGGCTCCCCAGGCACGGCCACGCCGCAAGATTACGGCCTCGTCCTGGGAAGCCTGGATGCGCCCAGGAGTCAGCGGGTTCTGATCGTCGAGCAGTTCATCAGCACCAGTCAGGTCGTTCCAGAACGGCATGTTTGCCGTCCTGGCAGCCGCCGAAGCGAGCGTGTCGAACTCTGGGGTGTTCTGGATGATGCCGCTCTGAACAAGAGCCGACAGCTCCATGGTTTTTTGAGTCACGTACGGATTAAATACTTCAGGGACAATTACGTCCGCGATACGAGTTGTCACTTTTCATCACTCTCCTAAAACTACTTCACACCCGCCTCCGCTTTCAAACGTGCTGCTAAGGCAGGATTTTCTCTCAAAATCTTAGCCTGTTGCGTCAGGTTGAAGGTGTCCTTCTTCCAGGGGTTGACTTCAGCGCCGCCCGCGCCTGGCGGGTTGGTGCCTCCCCCTACTTTTCCGGAATCGCCGAAAAGGTACTGGTCTGACTGCTGAAGTGCTTTCAGCTGTTCATCTATGCCAAGCAGTTGGTCGCCATCCAGCTTCACCTTCTCCATGTCAAGCAAGGCTTTAACGGCTTTGGCGTTCTTGGCCTTAGCTGCGGCAAGGGCTTTTTCAATGGCAAAATCAAGCTGCATTTGTGCCATTTTAGCCTGCCATTCTTCGGCTGCCTTCTTGTTCTCGGCTTGCAGGGTTTCAATCTGCTTCTTGAGCTCCTCGTTTGAACCTGCAGCGGCTTTCAGCTGCTCAAGCTGCTTGTCCCTTTCCTGGATGTCAGTCTCCAGCTTTTTCTTTGCCTCTGCCACTTCGTTGTACTTATCCTTCGGGATAAAATATTTCGGCAGCTCCTTGCAGATGTCAGCAATCAGTCCGTCCTGCTTCGCCTCTTCGATTCCGGCCTTCTTAAGTAGTTCCTTGAGCCAATCCATGATCAAATCTCCTTTCCTGTTACTTTTTTATACTGGTCAGTACCAGTCCAGGTCTTGTCTCTTTATGCCCTGACAATACCAAAGAAGGGAAAA